TATATTTGCCGTACCTGTTGGCGACGGGGAAGTTCCGATAAACAGACTATTAACCTGATGACCTGGAACTGAGTTGATTGGAGTGTACAGTCTACTGTAGACAACCTCGTCCCCAATTTCAAAATTATTCTGGAAATATGTAATAAGGCTAGATCTGATCAAGTCAGCACCATTAGCAGGGAATTGTCCAGTCTCTGCCTTTAGTTCCATAGTGATGTAAGTTTGGACACTAACAGGCCTCTCAAACTTAACATCTCGGGCTATTCCCTGTGCGTCTATGATTTGGGCTGAAGTGTTACCTAAGGCCCCGATGCCCGTTGGAATGTTTTTCCAGATTGCTTCTGCGATTTCATTAGGATTACCTCCCAGTACCACCACCTTAAAACTATGAGGAGTTAGATCAAAAACAGGATCATAAACATCTGTATCATTCTCAAACACTCCGCAGTTCACAACACCATCAACATCAAGGACAGCTGAGTAGAGCGAATCTGTGATATTCTGTGCCCTGATGAACTTACTATCCCTAAACCTGGATCTAAGCTCTTCATCAGATTCAGTGTCCTTACCCTCTACTGCATCAAATGGGTTATTTACGCTATCCCAACCTAGAATTGGAGTGGCGATGCTATTGATTGTATTGGCAGGTTGAGGAATTCTTCCTGTCACTGTATTTACAACCTCAGTCCTATTCCTGATCTTCCTGACAACTGTGCTTGAGGAGATGGTATTAAACGAGATGTAGTCAAATACGTTGGTTGACACTACCCTCAGATTTGATCCCTCTCTTGACCCTTGTAGCCATGAGTAAAGTCCCACCTCTGATAGAAGATTATCAACTACTGTAGTAGTTGTGTCTGACGGTCCAGCTGTATACTGAATAACTACAGATGACGATCCTAAGGTTAAGTTAAATCCGTATGTAGTTCCGTCAGTGACAGTTGGGATCGAAATCTCGAATCCATTACATTGTCCCTTTGTTAGAGACACTGGGATGGCTACGTTATAAAGATTGTTGTCTGTACTCCTAACTTGAGCCGTGTTAGGAATTAAAGTATTCTCGTCTCCCCACACCAAGACTGTGGCCTGTGTAGCGGAGGCTGAGTTTCTTGTCAGCCCGCCATACATAACCAAGTTATCTAAGGCGATACCTGAAGCTGCGTTAGGGTCAAACGCCCAATAAATCTGTAAGATAGCTTCCCAAAGATCTGAATACCCTGGAGACACTAGGCCAATTAGCCTGCCAATAGTTGAACTGTCCCCTACGTCTACATTATCTCCTGGTGGGACTAAATCTTGAAAGATAGGTACAGCATCTGTCTTCAGGTCTGTAATTACTTCTCCAAGTCGTTTAATCTCTAGACCAGCTTCTGTCATTCCTGCCATAATCTATCCTTTAAATTGTGATTACTTGTGACTCTTCTCCACTCTCAATCATAACTCTGAATGAGCATGTGTATGTACGGGATAAATTGTCCAAAGTGGATTTAAATTCTGTAATCTGTCTAACACCGGTTTCAGCAAGGATTTGATCCTGTAATATCATATCCACCCTGCTCTTTGGTACTTTATGCCCTAGAATCTCTTCTAGCCATGGGATTCCGTACTCTACGTTTAAAAACCATTCCCCTAGGAATGTTCGTAGACGTATATATAACCTCTGGGTTACGACATCAATTAAATCTCCGGTAGTAGGACATTCCCCATTAATAAAAATCAGGTCATGTACACTACCGTCCCTATTCATCAATAGGTCCATAACTTCTCCTTAAACCTGTGGTCCATTTGTGATAGATCCAGTTTCTTGGTGCCTGTGTCCTTCCATTGGAATGCTATTTAGGATGAAGCTTCCATTCATTCTGAAGTTTCCGTTAGACACGTTAGAGCCACCTGCCTCAACATCAACTTGATAATTTCCTGTGGTAAGTTTGTAGTTTGTGCATGTTATTTCATAATCCATGGCACTGTAGCTCACCTTCTTGGTAGCCACCACCTGTGAATTTTCACAATTAACTTCCACTGTTTGTCCAGGGGCATTTATCTGTAAGCCTCCACCTGCTTTTAATCTGACTTCAACCTCTACCCCTGTCCCTAGGTTGTGGACAAGAACAACATCGTTAGGGTCATGACTTAATGTATGTCTATCTGGCCTGTTAGGTGACTGACTGAAAGGAAAAACACCAGGGATAGCCATGCAGTCCCTGGCATCAAATTTTCGCCTATCTGTTGGTGTTACTGGGTACCCATTCCCTGACTTCCAACTGTCTAAACCTCTCATAGAGAAGATGAGGAATACAGGATCCCCAGTTTGAATTGGTATGGATAGCCCACCCTGCTTCGTCTGTGGCTGATGGAAGGGTACATTAATGGACACTGGCCTCTCAGTCACCTCCATCAAATCCTTAGTTACCATATTCAAGCTAGGTTGCACAACAATCCTGTTTTCACCTAAGTGTGAAACTGAAACTACAATTCCAGGAATCGATGTATAAATTCCACCCATAAGGTAGTCGAACTGTGCATTCAAGACTTCTTGCAGTCCTGGCTCTCTCTGAGACATTATTCCACCCTCTCTGTACAAGTTAACAGGGAGTACCAGTTGTTACCCCTATACTCTCCCTCGTGTATCACCTCATCAACCTTGTAGTACCCCGTAAGGTCCTCAAAGTCAAGGTAGATTACACTGCCAGCCACAACAGAAGCATTTAGGAGCATTTTAAATTTTATAGCATTCTTCTTAGGCTCTTTCTTTGTCTTCCTTCCTTGAGCCTGTCTACGTAACCTCTTAGCTTCTTCGTTGACATATTCTGGTCTATCAATAAGTCCAGACTGCTGACCTATTGACAGTACAAACTCATTATTGTTTGAGAAAGTTCCGTCAGAGTCTGATACATACAGAACCCCACCGTCTATCTGCCACTCTATGTCATAGTCGTTACTAAGACGATCTAACACCTGTCTTGGAGTTCCTGATACAGGATACCCATTTGGAAGCAGAGTGTTTACACCACTACCCCCCATCTCCTGTCTTGTCACTTCAGGCATATCTTTTATGACACGCCTGACGACAGAACCAACGGTACTACCAGCTGGAACAAAAGCCGATAAAACCTTACTGTTCATCTCTGTATATAGCTCATCAAGTTGGAGTTTGGTCACTAAATCAGTGCCCTGCCTTCTAGTCAAAAAGCTATCCAATTTTGATGTAGTTATATTTGTGACTTGTCCCTGGAAGAGTGGAAGAATTTCTGTATCAACGTATCCAACTGATAGGGATACTTGGACATAGTCCTCTTCCAGTCTTTTCCTTCTGTCCTCTGACAGGTTATAAATTTCAACATAAGCTGTATTTTTCTTATCTTTGTTGCTGCTGGATTTCTCTACTTTGAATTTAATCTGTAGGTTGTTTATTTCAACAGCGTCTTCGGCTGTGCCTACGATTAGAGAGTAAACCCTTCCTCTCTGGTAGGGTGACGCCATAACTTAATCCTCATAAAAATAATACAGTTTGTAGTACTCATTCAGTTCGTATGGATTGATTACTGTTTCATTGTCTAGAGGGCCTATTGGTTCTAACCAAAACGTCCCAGATAAGTCCTCTATATCGTAGTCTAAAAACAGTGGGAAATCTGGAACCAGACAAGCGCCCAGGACTATGGGGTCGTTATTTGCATACCTAAGGTCAATAGACCACTGTTGAACCCTCTCCACGTAGTAGAATCTTAGTTTATAAGACACTCTCTCCAAGGCTATAGAATACTCGTAGTCTGGATTCTGATATAGAGGTAGGTTAACGTAATGTAGTGCCATAGGTTATCTCCTTGCCTGTTCAAGCTCACCTTGAACTGATGTCCTGTCGTTAGGAGGATTTTTAACATCATCCACAGTCCCAGGTTTGTTACCCATCTGTGTCTTCTCAGAAGCTCCCCTCTCTGTGGATGTGTTCTTCTGAGGCTTAGGTGCTTCAGCCTTCTCCAGAGTTACAAAGTTGACATGTTCCAGTGTCATAGATACGAATAGTGCATCTCCAGACTCCTCGTCTTCGTCCAACTTAATAGATGTTACAACGAGATTTGGGATAGGCTTAACAGGGGTGAAACCTTGCATCTCATATAGAGTTGCTGTTGTCATCCTGTTTTCCCATTTCTTTCTCTTCTCGTTATAGGCCAGACCACTCATAAGGAGTTCAAAGAAATTCTCAAAACTCATCTTATAGTTCATTCTCTCGGAGTCATCTAGCCTAACTGTAGGTTTGACTTGCCCAAAGAATTGATCTAACACACCGGGTAGAAACTTTCTAAGACCGCTGGTATCCTCTACAGAAACTGGAAGAGGCTCTTCACTATTATTCATGACCTCTTGGTCATCAATCTTAATCATACTTGGGATGTTTGAGATATCTACACTTGATATCACCCCAGATATTGAATACTTAGGATTAGATGAGATATAGTGGTCTGATATAGAAGCCCCTGCCTCCAGGGGGTGTTCTGTAACCCTACCACTAAAATCCTTGCTGTACTTAGTAACTGCGTCAAAATAGATAGCACCTGATAGCACAGCTGGGTCTGTAGAACTTCCAAACTTAATTGCTAAAGACATATAAACTCCTTACTGCGCTGTCATAGGAAAGTTGGATAGTAACCCTTGTGTAACTCTCCTGTCGTTTTCCTCTATTCTGGCTTTAACCTCTTGGGCTACAGCCTCTGCATCTGTACGAGCCTCCACTACCGCATTAACTTGCAATGGATCCTGGATAACTCTAACAGTAACTGTACTGTCTGATGGTCCTGACATTATGGAAGGTGTGTTTGATGGAACATTACCAACAATCCCTGAAGACCGGTCTTTATTTAGAATGTCCCAGAGGGCACCCATAGAGAAGTTTCCGGAGTTCACAAGATCCTTTGTCTCTTGATAACCTTGTGATAACATCCCACCGAAGCTTGCTGAGGCAGACTGATCTGGAGGGGCACTTGGGGCAGAATATTTACTGTCCCAATCCATCATATACCCTTCTCTTACCTTTCTGACATCCCTCTCATCGTAGTCCATGCCAGAAGCTGCCAGTTCCCTCCTAGCAACTCCGTCGTAGTATCTTTCTACGTCCTGCCTCTTGAGTTCGTGTTGGATACCTGAAAACCCACCAGTTGTATAGGCATCCAGTACCCTGATAAGATTTTTAACGGCATTCGCAACCATACCCACTAGATCCCCTACAGCACCCATCAGAGTGCTAAGACCTGTCATATCCCCAGTCATGCTATCTATCATACTCTTGAATGAAGATGCAATTGTGGAGAACATTTCACGAATATCTGCCAAGGATTGGTCTGCGCTGTCCCCGAAGATAGCCTTCATGAAGTTATCACCTCTGGCTGTCCCGTTAAACCAATCCATAATCTCACCCGGAGCAAGGAGGGCAGCGTTGAAGTAGTGGACCATACTCTTGAATATCCCACCTAGCTTCTCAGCCATTGGGATGGAATCTCCAATGACCTGATTCCAGGTTTTATAGAAGCCAGCTAGAGCTTGAGTACCACCTGATCCTAGAAACTTCTTAAGCCAGTCCTCCTGGCTTTTCTGAGCCTTTCCTTGCCAGAATGTGATTGTTTTAAAATACTGCTCCATGAATGGCTGGGCATTAGCCCTCATAGCCTTGAACAATAGTGGAAGATGCTTGTTGGGGTCTAACTCCCCCTTCTCCATCATCTTGTTCAGTGCCTTCACGTCTCCACCTGTGACAGCCTCAGCCATCATACGTACAACAGGGGGTAGGTGTTCAGCAGCCTGACCCCGCAGTTCTTCAGCCATAATTTGTTGTTTACCCGATTTATTCAGGAATGGTCGTTAATCACTCCCCGCGTCATTACACGCAGCTTCAAGTTTCCTTGAAGTCTTGACTATATCTTATCCATCAGCCTAGCTGTTACGGACTCTCCCACTTCCACCCACTTGGGTGTACTCCCCGAAGGGATAGTCGATGAGGGTTATTCAAAACTTATAATGTTGGCTTATGTCTAGCCATTTTCTTCTAGTGTATATAGAATAAGCCTGATGCCTGGAGATATTAAACTTAATCTCCGCAGACTTTCTAGAACCACCATTCTGGTAGAACCTACAGATTTCATGGACCAGTTCATTGGTCATTTTTGCCTGTCCGTTTCTTTCCCCTGGGCTGTTGGACACAAGCTTATCTTTAAAGGCTTGTTTTGTATTATCGTCCAAACTTCCCCAGTACAGGTTTGTGTAGTGGTTATTCAACACATTATTATCTTTGTGACACACTAGAACTTTACCCCAATGCTCTCTGGAACACTTATCAACAAGCCCCTCACTTGGAGGGTCTAGATAGAGTTCAGCTACAGTTCTGTGAACTGGCAGTATGTGTCTTACTCGGTTTACCATTACCTCAACTCGAAGATATCCGCTTCGATGTAAGTGGGTAGACCTCTGTTCGCCCTTAGCATTGAACATAATTCCGTCCTCTGCGACATACAAGGGCAAATCTTTATATTGTCTTACTTTAGTTTTGAATCTTCCCTGCTGATTGTCCATTTCAGAATCCTCCTAAAAGGATTCATTATACCACAACTTTTCAAACATTCAAGCTTGTCTGTTAAGACTACTTTGTAGTGTGTGATCTTTAGGAGTTTCCAGCATTTCAAGAGATATTGCCTTACAAGTTTCCCTGTAAGCGATCTTTATTACAAAATCATTTGGGTGAAGGCTTTAATTGTTCCCTTCATAGACTCAGTACCAAGCCCCATCACTGAACCAAATTCCATAAGAGATGCAAATCCCTCTTGGAGGTGAGGTTCTAGTTCCGTCCCCTTAGCTCCTGAGAGCATCTGAGAGAAGAACGGGGTCATTGATTCTGTTGTCCTTCCTAGCCTATCTCCGAGGTCATTAAGAAACTTCTTGTATCTCTCTGACTCTCCGGCAGAGCCTAGGGCACCAATGGACACGTCCATCATCATGTCCTGGTTTTGCAATACTGCGGCCCTGTTAGAAAGGGCATTCAAACCAAAAGAACCTGCAACAAATGGTAGTGAGAATGCGCCATACCTCATAAAGGCACCAACCCCTCCCCCTACCATCATAGGGTTGTGGAATGGGCTTGTAGGCCTGCTAGTAGGGTTACGGCTTGGTCCTGTTTGCCTACCCCCCGAAGACCCTGGCTGGCTTCTTGGAGCCACTACGTTAGGTCTAATCCTTGGGGAGACAGTAATACCGCTAATCGCACTTCTAATTTGTGCCCTCATGTGATTTAAACTCTGAGGAGACAGTGTTGCGTTTATTTTAAATGTAGACGAGGATTTATTAAATAAAGATCTAATATTTCCAAGCAAGGCCTTGTTGTTCAAATTTAACTTCAGATTTATCTGAGAGTTCTTTGTTATATTAGCTTGAAACCTTCTGACTTGGTTTTCTACAGACCTTAGATATCTAGAAACTTGAGATAAAGATGACTTATCTATCCTTACACCAACGTTGGCATAATAGCTACTAATTGCAGTCATAACTTATTCCTTAATTATTGTTGTGCAGGGTTCTTGGATAAATCTTCTCTGATAGTTTCCCTTACATCCAACATCTCCAAGATATCCAGAACTGTCCGTATTGAATACTGGTCAGTCCTGATCTTGTGAAGAGTTTCAATTGGATCACTAGAGGCCATACAAATCTTCATGATTCTCCAATCACCCTGAAACTCTTTTAGCATCTTTTTGTATTCGGCCGTAGTTTTCTTACTGCCTTGCGATACGTCTGGTTTTAAGTCTCTGACGTATCGCCCTGAACGTTTGGGTCTTCAACACCAAAGTTAAACTTAACGATGGCTTGGAACAGTTCGATAGCCTCGTGAAACTTACGACTAAACATCTGCTCATACTTCTCAACCGTAACAGGCATATTATTGACTGTAACACTACCTACGATCAGCTTACGGATGAATAGTGGATCAGGGATGCCCTCATCCCCAACTTCCCGGAGGACCTTCATAGTTTCAAACCCAGCTGAAGTTCCTAGCGCAGTGATGATATAAGTATTCTGACCAATATCCACTGTATGCTGTTCTTTAATTGCGACTGTCATTTATTTCTCCTTAAAATATTGAGTCAAAGATACTCTCGATCCCGACTGATTCGGACTGAGTGATTACTGATGTCATACACTGCAAAGTCCACACTCTTGTTGACATGTCTGAAGAATATGATCTTACAGCCTGTCCCTCTATAAATGCATCAGGTGTGTTAAACACTTCCATTCCTGATACATCCTTGATTGATACAATGATCCTGCCTGTCTCCAGGATTTCATCCTGTTCAACTATCTCACTTAGCACAACATTAGTTATGCTGGTGGTAGGAACTGTTATCGTTATCTCTGCTGCTGTGTTCTGGGTCCTAATTCTTGTGTTCTTTCCTCTGATCCCCCTAACCATCTTGAAGCTTGGTTGTAGCCTCTTAACCTCAATACTGTCCCAGTTTGTAAGGACATATCCACCAAAGGTTAGAGTGACATCATTAGGTGAGTAGCTTCTCACACTCATAGTACACCCCCTAAAAGACCAGCACCGACACCAAGAACATCCTCAACAATTGAGCTTTCGTCATAATTACCGCCCACATTATTTGTGGCACCTGCGCAGACAATCTCCCACGTCCGCCCCTCCACACCACTTGAAAATGTGGACTCTGGAACACTGCTTATCCAGGCTTCAGCAGCAAACATTACACTGCTGCCCCTCTTATCTTTCATAATAAATGGAAATTTAGCCCTCCCATTTGTGAGTCTATCTACGTTATGGAAGATAGACAGAACACCGTTACTATCAGAAGATTGGGCTAACGTCAGCCTGACATTATATAGGGAGCTATTACGTATAACTCTTGACACAACTCCATCCGCAGACTCTCTAGCTGAGGACGTTGGGGTAACTTTCTCGATAGAGATGAAGGAACCTTCCGCATACCCTGTCACTGTGTGCAACCCTGCTACCAGAATAATGACAGACTCTGGGGAGTAGTTTGCTAATTTTTTACTCATTTCCTTTCTCCAAATAGAAAGGGGGCCTAAGCCCCCTTCTCTCTAACGAGCTTTACATCTTCCAGTAGTCGTCTACTTGAACACCAAGTTCTTCTAGAGTGGTTTGTGTTGATGCTGTGAATTTACCGTTCCCACCGATCACAGTATCCATTCCAACTGCGTGCAGGATCCACTCCCTTTCTGAAGCTTCAGCTGCGAACCCTGAGTCAGGGACAGTACCGATAAAAGCACTTGGGGATGTAAACACTGAACGTCCTGATGTGTCCCTAATAGTGATATTGAAGATATTGTCTAGGTTACGTGACTCTTCATCCATAATCAGAAGTTGAGACAGAACGTCATTTGACTCAGACCCTTGGTGTAGGGTTAGAGTGATGTCGCAGTTCTTTACGTTTCGAGTTACACGAACGTTAGATCCGTCAGCCCCTGTGTACAGTGTTGCATGAGGAATCACCCTTGAGATATTCAGGAATGATCCTTCTGCCATACCTGTAATTACGTGTTGCATCTTATCGTTGCTAATAACTACTACTACAGACTCAGGGCTGTATGACGCTAGAATTTGTTGATTTACTGCCATTTCTTTTCCTTTAGTACAACAGCCCAATTACAATAAATTGTAACACGGGCTGTTATTTTTGTCAAGTTATGTCTGGTCTATATCATGCATTAAGCATGCACAACACCACGAATGACAACCACAGAAACAGCGCCAGCCAGCCTAGCGTCGAAGGTGAAGTCACCCATAACACGGGCAGCCCTTTGCATTTCTGGAATTGACAGGACACGAGGAGATACTACTGTGTACTGATCGATACCACCATTAGCTTGTGCTTGTGATAGAACAGAACGAATTTCGTTTTCGATGATAACAGCACCAGCATCTGTGTAAGGGATCTTTCTTGAGTTGATCAGACGGAAGAAGATTTGCTCTTGGATTCTGGCGTGTAGCCAGTCCACAAGAATCATTACGTCGATCCACTCCCCTTGAGCAACCTTACCACGCCTGGAGATATTGGCTCCCTTCACCCTGATATAGTAGTTATACCCACGGCTTTCCAGGATTGTGATCTGGCTTGAGGTTAGTGTTGAAACTGTAACACCGGCCAGAGCCTTATATTCCCAAGTGTTGCTACCTGGAACTTCTACAATCTGTGGTCCTACCCATGCAGCTTCAGGCCATTCAGAGTCTGCTGTGTTGGAGAACATGATAAATGTACGATCCATGCCCTTGAACTGTAGTCTTTGGGCAATGTCCATACCAACGGGGTCAGTCAGTGAGACATCCTCTTGTGGAACTTGACCTGTAAATCCAGCTGCGATTACCTGATCTGCTCGGGTAACTGTGTAAGCAATTGAGTTTTCAACTGTTAGGATTCCAGTAAGATCGTCAAGAGTGAAGGTCCCTGCAAATGTTCCTGAGCCAGACCCCACGTAAGTGAATGTGCCCCAATCCCCTGTTGCCATTGTGGATTGATACTTCTCTCCTGCAATCAGCACAGAAATCTTATCCCCGTCAGCTGCGCCAGTTAGGTCAAACTTAACTGTGGCTGTGTACTCTACAGTTTGAGTCTGCTGGTATGCAAGCTGGGATGAGGTGGATGTGGCATAGATCTTCCTCATAGCCTGGATGGTGTTTGCTACTTCGTCAATATCCTCGTCCAGATGTGTGTCTGTGATCAGAACATACCATGTGTCGTCAAACTCTGTAACTGCCAGCAGACCTTCGGCGTAAGTTTCTTCTGACCCAGACTGCTTATTTACCTTACCAATCTTAAATGTGGCTGGGCGAAGCTGTCCACCTAGAAGCTTCTGTGCAATCTTATACCCATTATGGTTTACACCAAGATCAGCTGCAACCCCTTCTAGGTCTGTATAAGTCCTAACCCTATCAGTAAATCCTGCATCTGAGTCTGTCATTGCAACCAGGATCAGGGGGATATCAAAAGCGGCAATATCAATTTGTGTAGTATTGCGGCTGATGTTTACCTGAACAATATTATCGATTTGTGACATTATTTATTCCTTAATTTAATCACCAATTATTAACTCTTCATTAACTACTGCATCCTCAACCCAATCGTAAGATTCACGAGAGAACACTGAGAATGTAAAGTCAATATCCATGTTGTAGGCTTCCACCCACGCACTTTCTCTTTTTTGTGGAATGCGCCTAACATCCCCTCTGCTTGCAATACCAAAATTTGACCTCATAAGAATCTCGAAGCATCTTCTGTTATTGACCATATTTTGCCTAAAATCGTAGGCAACACTTCCAGCTTCTGTACCGACAAAACTTATCTGTGTAGATATAGTATGATGTGTTACAAACTCTAGATTATCCGGCTGAGCGTAAATTAAAGTACTTTCATCTCTGAAGCCAACCTGAGATATGTTAAGTATATTTACAACCCCATAAGTGTTATCTGGCTCCAATCCGTTCTGATCGGAATAGATTACCTTTGTATCTGTGTACCCAATCGTGTCAAGAATATCTTTAAGGGCATTATTTAATTTTGGTCTTATCTGTTTTACAATACTCATTTTCCACCCTTACTAACTATTCTGTATTTAACAGAGGATTGCATGTACCCAGTTTCTATAAGTGGATTATTGAATCCCTTCAAGCCAACTGTAGCCGGACTATTAGGTGGGGTGTCCCACTTGTGTATAGTCTCTTGCATGATCTTAAGAAGTTTTGTCCCGAATTCTCTGTAAAAACTCGTCCAAGATTTCTTGCCAATAGCTATTAGGTGTATATCCTTATAAAACTTAGGGATTATTTTCTTAGACTCTGGGACAAACCCTTTACGAATAAAGGGACGGGCTGGAGTGATAGTTCCTGCAAACATTCCCATGTTTACATGGCCCTCTTCGTTCCAAGCTGCAATCTGAGCGGTAGGGGGTCCAGATGGGTGATAGTCTGCCCACCATCCCACCTGAACTGTTTTGTCTCCACCCTTCAGAAGGTTCCCCTTCATCTTCTCCCACATCCTGTTATCAACTTCTACCTTTGCGTAAGTCTTGATCTTCAGCATGTCAATCCTTGGCAGAAACAGGCTCTCTAGCGGCCATGGCATGATAATGGTCCAAAACTCCCATCACATACTTTCTAGATTTCATGACTCGATATGTAAGACCTTCCCATACAACTATATCAGCCTCCCATCCGCCAGGACCTTCCATGCCTGCACGAAGCTCATCTACAGAATACAGCTTGATCCATTCTTTTGTCCTTTCAGACTCAGACATCATCATGATTTCTTTAAATTGTACTGGCTGGACGTTAGCTTCTATTGTGACTAGGGTATCAGGGGAAGTGATCCACTCTCCATCAACCCAATCACCTTTCCCCTTTCTCCTGACAGTCACACTAACCTTATTGGTAAGGGAGAAGGTGGGGAAAGTTCTTTGTGTGATTGCCATTATTATCTCCTTACCACCTACTGTATTTTATAAAACAATCTTCAGGACTATTATTAGAAAATAGCACTATGAACTCATATACTTCACTTAAAACCCCGTTATGGTGTTGCGTCTTCAAGAGCTTTAATTCTAATAGACAGAGCTATAAATGCTGATTGTAGATCTGCTGCCGAAGCAAGCCCACTTGCTACATCTGCTGCTATGGCATGGTCATGATTACCAGGGGCTGCTTCACTGGAAGTTGAGCCTAACGATAAGTCTGATGTGCCAGCGCCAATTGCTGACCTTGCCTCTTCCTGTGTCTGTCCTTCTGCCAGAACAGCCGGTTTACCTTCTATAGTGTCCCAAGTTGGGGCTTCACCTAATTCCTGCTTTGCGAGATAATCTAATCTCGCTGCGTTATTGGGAAATTTCATAACCTAACTCCAAATTTTGATCCGTTGGGGTAACAACAATCTCTGTCAAGTCTTGTCCACCACGCTACACATGGGGATATCTGTGTAAGAGGGCTACGTACCACATCGGGGTCGCTAAGCAGCTTACACATCTCCTCTTTGCTGATCCCTCCAGCATAAGGCCTTAATCCTGCGGGCAGGTTGAAAGCCCCAGAATCATTAATAAGTAGCTCCAGAACTTTTCTATACTCTGAGTACGAGTTGTTCCAGACTTCAATATCTCCAGTTCTTTCCCTGGAGTTTGTCCTAGCGAGTTGAAATGCAATAGAAATGGCTGCACGTCTGGCTGCCCTCATTACATTCCAATTCTCAAGCTCTAAGATTGCAAAATATTGCTCATCTGTGAGCATTGGGTAGAAAATACTTTCTGGAGTGTCACCAACCAGCAACCTCACCAAATCAATCTTAGCCTGTTGTTCAGGAGTAATTGCCATGTAATAGCTCCAATATATGTATAAACAAAAAGAGGGAGGACAAGCCTCCCCCTTTCGATGCTGCCTATTAAGCAGCAGCCATGTCCAGAGTCATAACAATCTGAGGACGCACTAGGGCGTTCAGGAAGTTAGTTTCTGTTTCGAGTTCGATGATGTCATCCTCCTCGTTTGCGTATGTGAACGCGTAGACTTCTTGTGCAGTCTGGTTGATTGAAGCAAACTTATTCGCTGGAGCGAAGAAAGTACGGAAGGAATCTGTACCGCGTGGGAATACATAAGCCTTGCCTGCTTCAACGTAACGGACACCACCAACACCACCACGTACTTCGATGAATGTGATACCACCATAATCAAACACACGATAGCGAGCGTCCAGAGGAGCGCGAGTAGCTAGACGTTGGTTCAGGATTTGTGGACCCTGAGCTTGATTGAAATACTGATATGATTCAGTAACGAATGGGTTAGTGATTAGGGCCTCGAAGAACTCTGGTGAACACAGAGCTACGATATCAGTTACAGTGTCACCTGACAGGACGCTATCTTGAACCTGAGCGTAAACACCACCCATCTTACCGATTGGGTTATCTGTTGTTGAAGCTAGATCTAGAGGGATGGTCTGACGTGTGACACCAAACTCTGTGTAGAAGTTGGTAACTACGGTGCCGTTAGGAGCATAGACGCTTCCGTCCTTGATTAGCTGCATACGTGCATACTCTAGTGAAAGGGCAGCAGCCTTACGCATAGCCAGCAGCTTCTTTGACATTACGCTTTGTAGTGTCAGTGGCATGTCGATACGTCCTGCAAACAGAGCGTCGATATCGGTGTTACCGTCTAGGTCGTTAGGAAGAACAGCGTCCTGCACTGGGAAGTGGGGAATAGCAACTGTGGTGTACTTACGCTCACCACGCTTCATTGTGTTCTTACGCTCATCCCAGTTACGGTCAGTTAGTAGGGTATCAACATCTTCTACAGTGTTGATCTGTACTAGCTTCTGGGACTTCATTTCATTTTCAAACAGGCCTAGGGCGTTCATCAGACCCCAGGTATTACCAACCACCTCAACGGTAGGGGTAATATCGATACGCTTGCCTGGAACAAAGATGTTACCAATAGCCTTGCTTAGTTGAACTTGATCAGTCATTTAATTCTCCGTTATTCTTGTTGTATTACAGACCAGCTGGAACGTGTCCTAGGGTTGTTTCGATGATTACACCCTGTAGTTCCAGAATTCCCTTCAGAGCCTTGTATTCGGCTGAAGTGCGGCTGGTAATACCACAGTTGTCCATTAGGAGATGATCCTTTAGCTGAACTTCACCGCGAACGAAGGATACACATGGGGCATTACCGGCAGTGACGTTTGTGAACTCAGTCTTTGCACCAAACTTGTCGCCAAAAACGACAGCTAGTTCATTGCCATCAACCAGGGCTGTGGCAGCATTAGCTGGGGTAACTGGGGCGTATGGAAGGGTCTGATCAATTGAAGCTGTGCGGAATACAACAGTACCCATCTTAACAATAGCATTAGCACCTAGGGTGACGTTTACAACTCGACGGGCATAACCGTCATATGGGCTGTCTTCGTGAGCAACTAGGTCTGTCAGGATGTCTTGCTTAAAGGTTTGTAGAGCCATTTCTTTTCCTTTGGGTTTATTACTTATTCTTGTTTAGGGCAGACATAGCTTCAACTAGCATCTGACCTGATGTCTTTTCGACTTGACTTTGTGTTACTGGGGCAGTTGCGCTTGAGACTGTCTTAAACAGTTCTGAGCCTTCTTCCTTAGCCTTAACAGCAGCAGCCATTGACTTGGTGACTGTATCAAAAGACTCATCATCAAGAGAGGCTAGAGACTTGTGTAGAGCCTCAACTTCACCATCGATGGCAAATCCCTTAATAACTTCTAGACGCTTTTCAGCCTTCTCTAGGGCTTTAGCTTCAGCAGCTTCATTTAGGGTTTTTAGGGCCTTTTCAAGGTCAGCCTTAAGAGTGGCTACTTCTTGAGTAAGGGCTTCATTTTGAACCTTTAGTTCATCCATTTGCTTACCTTCTTCATAGATAGATTTAAAAATCGTAGCAACTTTCTCATCATCAGCACGAGGCTCCATGAATGATTTAGCTACCAGTTGTGAAACATCGCCAGGAATGGAGTCACTTTGAGAAACAACAATCTTTCCTTCGCTGTCTTCCCAAGATAGGACTTCATTCACAAGGGTAGCTTCTTCACCAAGTGAAACCTCAGAAGAGGAATCAACAGAGTAGGAGATAGCATATACCCCACCGTTGCCAGAGAAAATAACTGTCTTATCGTCAAAATCTCTAACGTAGGCCCATCCCCAGCGATCAATCTTGTCCTTCACATAACTAGATACAGCAATATCCAGCTTGCGATATAAAGACTGATAAGACGATTTCTCAATCTCATCCTTAGGGTCTTGGGACTTCAAGAATGTCTCCAGAAATAACTTGTCATCTGTAGTCATATCTTCAACATTCTTAAGCAGAAGCGCAGCACG